GTTAAATCACTGCTTCTCCCGGATAACCTCGCATGCGGCTTGTTGTGGTCTCCGCTTTGAAGTCTCCCAACTGGTAAATGAGAACCGAAACCGCCGGTTGTGGTGAGCCGAAGTCTGTAGTTTGTTGAGCCGCCGTATACGTTGCCGTTGGACCGGTCAAGCCGCTAATAGTGCGAACCAAAGCGCCAAACCCAGGAGTCCAAACCTCAACCTCATACCGCTCATGTGGTTGGTCTAACTCAACGTCTGAATAGTCTTGAAGTTCTCCGTTTTTCCGGACTCTTCTCACCCATTCAATTGTCAAGTTGTCGGAACCGTCACGGCTTCCCGTAATATGAACCGGCGCATAGGGTTTCAACTCCTGTCCGGTTATCTCTAAGTTCACCGGCGCAACGTCTGCGAGTTGTTCCGACTCCGTGATTGCCTTCAATGAGATTGTCTTTCCGATCAAATCCCGGAGAGTGTTCACCCGTATCACAGTTCCCGCCGTGAGCAAGATGAACCGCTCATTTATGGCATGGTCTCCCCATGCGTAGTCTGTGCCTCTCCTGCCGCGTATAAGACCGCTAAGCCGGTAGTCTGCGCCTCCCAGGTATACGGCAGTGGTAAACTGAATCACTTCATCCCCAAGGAGGGCAACGTTTGCGCCTGCCAAAACGTCATCTATTGAAGTTGTCTCAACCGTTCCGGTTTCTAGTCTTACGTCAACGCTCACCGTTGAAGGTTGAAGGATTCCGGTTGAAGTTCCTGAAGGAAGAACCGTGAGCGCCGTTCCATACGTTGCCGGGTCTGAGATATTGCTTTTCAACCGGTAAGCATTGCCGGAACGCTTTTGATAAACGTTGACTCCGGTCCAACCCGGCTCACCGGCGGCTATCATATAATACCCAACGGAGTCCGCGTCTTCATCGGTTAAAGCGTTACAGCAGAACGGAATAAACGCGATTGTGTCTGGGTTCTCAAGAGATTCGGTGATTGTTCCGAGTGAGCCGCCTTCAATGACTTGGTTCAATACCTCCGCGTCATCCCGAACTAACGTCATGTCAAGGGGACCGAACAAAGCCGTATCAATGCCGACAACTCTACACCTAACCGTTGAACCGGCAACCGGGAGATTGACCACGGTTCCGGGAAGTGTCTTCAGATACTTAGGCCCAACGAAGATTTTGAAGAGTTCTCTTGCAACCCATTGTTCATACAGGATGGACTCTGCTGTTCTCCTCGCTCGTGTATCCGTGAGAACACATGGAAGTGTCACCGTAAGCTTCTCCGCAACGTGAGGCTTTGTATACCTCACGGCGCGTTGTGAGCCGGTCTCATACCCTTTGTCTGATGAAAAGTAAGTGACACTAACCTCCGCCGGAATTTCCCATTCCTGCGTTCTCCGGGTTTGAACCGGAGCAACCGGTTCCGCCCCAACTGTGAAGAAGTGAGTCCCTAAGTCTTCTTCAGGAATAGTCAACTCAACGGCTCCTCCTCTTGCGAGGGTGAGGAGTTGGCCGTCTGCCTCAAGAAGATCAATAGAGAACGCAGTGAAAAGCGGTTCAACGGTATCTTTAGCGGATTGAACGGACTGAAGAACGAACCCCTCAACCGAACGGCTCGCGGCTCCGGAGGTGTCATACTCGTCAACCGATAGGCCAACCTGGGAGAACACTCCGGCGGCTATACTGGCAACGGTCTCCGCGCCCGTGGTCACTTCAAACATGAGGTTCGGGATACGGTTTCCGAACTTCTTGAGCGGAAGCATGTTGAAGACTACATAGGCCAACCCGCGATAAGCCGGAACCTCACCGGCTCCTTCAAAGGATTCCATGAACGGGTCTGCGGTTTGGGTTTCGTCTCCCAAGTATATAGTAATGTCAAACTTGGTCTCAGGTGATTCCGTTGAATCGTATATGAGGGTATCTTCTGCCCATATCTTCAAAACCTCGTCAATAGGACCGGCGCATATAGCCGCCGCAAAGTTTGCAAAATACGAATAAGTTGTTATCTCCTGAGTCGGTCCTCCCTTTCCTCCTGCTTGCTCCTCCCGCTTCCTTTCAACAAGGTCACGCGCCCATATAATATTGCCGCCAACCTTCGCATTGCCCCAAATCTGCGGAATCATTGCGCCGTATCCGGAACCGGTCACTTGCAAATCATCTATCCGCCCGCGTGACTGCGCCGTTCCCTTTGGTGGAAAGACAATACCTCCGAGAAGGTTACCGGCAGACCAACCCAAAGCCGCGCCTGCCGGACCTCCGAAAGCCGCGCCTATTCCGGCTCCGACTGCGCCAAGAACTAACTGAGCCATTATACTAAGCCTTTCCACCGGAACGCGGCTTCAATCCGATCATGCCAATATTCCGAGAAGTTCACTTCAACGACTCTGCCTGCCGTCTCAAAGGCATGTATGAGAGTTGAGCCGGTATAGATTCCCAGGTGAACCGGCAAACCAAGCACTTTCAAAAGTAGAACGTCTCCGGCTTGTATCTCCTGAAAAGGAACCTCAACGCAAGCCTTCTCAAGTTGGCTCCGGAGGCTCGCCGGGTCAACAAGCCGCGAGTATGGCGGAGGCTCATACTGCGTGACTCCGAGTTCACGAGCCGCCGCGATAACCAAACCCACACAATCAACGCCGTTCCTGTCTCTTCCCCAATGCCGAAACGGAACGCCTATGAACTCGCGGGTTTTCTCAACTATGTCTTCACCGTTCATCTTCTACCGCGTTTCAAAATCTTACTTGTTCCGGGTATATGCGGCTCACCTCTAAAGTTCACGAGGTTTGAAAACTTGTCTTTACAGGTTGCCTTCTGCCGGTCACAACCCGCTTCTAATACCAGACCGTCACCGTTTACAAAGGCATACGGAAAAGGTTCTTGAAGCGTTAGAACTGCGTCTGCGCCGCTTACTGTATGGTCTTTAACCTCGCGGCTCAACCCTGCGTTCGCGCCGGAGGTTACTTCAACTTTCCCGTATGTATAGTAGTCTGCCGCATGAGCGTCTGCGGCTTTGAGTTGGTAAATACTCACCACTGCGGAGACGGTCCGGACAAAACGGAAAGGTGCTAAGTCAATCTTACACCGTGAGTCGCCAAGTTCTTTCACTCGGCAAGTTGAGGAGGTCAACTCTCCGATTTGCTGAGACAGGAGTTGAGACAGGCTCCGAACCTCCGCCGTAAACGCGCCGTCTCCGTGTCCAACTTCGCCAAGAGTTCCCTTCAGGAGGAGGAGCCTGCCCATGCTCAAGTCTCTGAAGTTGACTAGGAAGAACTCAACCGCCGCTCCGTCATACAGTCCGGCGCGTATATCCTCCTCGGTTATCCGGTCCGATTGAATCAGTCCGGTCACTTCAACGTTGTCAACTCCGGAGGAAGCTTCTTGGCGTATAGCGGAGGATTCAACGGATGAACGCGCCTCATACGTGGTTTCAACCTCTTCTTCATCGGTGACTTTCAAGTTGCGGTCATGGGAAGTGAAACCCATGATTGTTCCGTTCATGAGGGTGAACTTCACGCACAAGGCGAGGGAAAGAACGGAGCCGCCTAAGTGGTCTTCAAGTTCTGCGGTTATGTCACGGAGCGGCATTTAATACCTCAGTTCAACGACTCGGATACCTTCCCAATTCCTAATGTCAATGTCTTCTTGAACGAGTTCCATTTCATCCGTGTCAAACCGAACCGGAACGTCAAACTCACAGGTGACAGAAGGAGTATAACCCGGAGCAACTGCGAAGGTTATGATTCCCGTTGTTGTGTCAACGGTCCAACCCGCGAGAACCTCAACGCCTCCGTTCCATACGCGAACCGTTCCGGTGACCGGCTTTTTAATGCTCCGTGTTTTGGTTACTGCTCCGAAGGTGTAACGTTTGACGATTTGGAACGTTGTTGCCGTGAGAAGCGTTGCGTTTGAAGCCGTCTCTATTTCATAATCTTGCCAATCCTTGAAACGGAACCCGGTTGCTTTACCCATGACCGCGAGGAAGAACGACACAAGCACCTTAGCCTGAGCCGCCGATCTTGCGCCCATGCTCACGTCCCATGAACGTATCGGGTCAGACCAATGAGCAATACGTTGTTCGGACTGCCCTCCGGTCATGGTCACCGTGGTCTTAAAAGCCGGTCCTCCTTTTGCGCCGCGTGATATGTCTGTAGGGAACTGCTCCTCAACAAAGTTCTGTATGGGCGCGTCTGCGTCCGATTCAATAACAACCGCCGCAACGCCTCCAAACCCAACAAACCCGTTCATAACGTTTACGCCGTCTGCAAACGTTCCCGGACAAAGCATGGCCTTAACATCCAACCCGCCGCCGGAGAGGTTGTTCAAAGCGTAATTGCCGCCTGCGAGGTTTTCATACGGGTCAACGGTCAAGGCAACGTCATCCGGAGCCGCCGTAAGATTTGAATAGTTCGCCGTGTTATTCCAGAAGGCATTGCATGAGTAATGAGTCTCTTGATACGTTGCTCCGTAATTGAACCGCGTGTCATTTTTTATGGCAATCGCGTTCCGACTGAAGACGTTCTCTCTGAAGAAGAGGGTATCATAGGCGTCAAAATTGTTCCCGTCACCGTTGACTGAGTTCCCTATCTGGATTCCCGCCGTTGAGTTGTTGTCAATTGTGCAGTTTTGAACCTGCGTATAGAAACGGGAAGTTTCATGCCTGATTCCGAACTTGCAATTGTCAATGATACAGTTACGGATTGAAAGGCCTCCGTCAAGGTCCCAGACTCCGTATCCCGTTCCGCCGCTCGCTCCGGCGGCAGTGAACCGGCAATAGTTCACGTATATGGGTTGAAAGAAGCCGCCGGAGCCGGTAGAAGTCAACCCAACTGCAGACGTGTCTTTCGTCATGCACTTGTGGAAAATCACCGGACCGGAAGCGATTCTCACGCCATTGTTCTTATTTTGAAAGATGCAGTTCTCATATATGATTCCGGTTGCCGTGTTGTCAACCGCGATTCCGGTTGCGGTTGGACCGGTTCCCAGGAAGTTGATATTTTTCACATGTATGGAAGTTCCGCCTATGCTCACGCATGAGGTTGTATTGTTCACATGTCCGTTCAACGTTGCAACCTGATTGTCACCACGCGCCGCGCCATACCCAAACAGACGAACGTGACGGCCTTTTTGCCCGGTATAGGCGAGAATCCAACCCGTTGAGCCGTTCGTTACGGTCTTTCCGGTTTTTACCCAGACCGTGTTAGAACCTCTCACGCCTGAGTTGAATGATCCTGCGCCGCCGGAGGCGCCTCCGCCTAACCTTGCCGCTCCTCCTGTCGCTCCGGAAGCCGTTGCAATCCGTGAAGACATGGTTGCAACTCCGCCTATGACGTTTTGAACTTGAAACCGGTTGATAAACAGGAACGCGCCCGAACCGGCGGAGGTGGTTGTTAAAACGTTTCCCTTGTCATTCGCCACAAATGGCCTTGCGGCAGAACTCAACTGATTAAAGAGAGTTCCTCCGGGAAAGGTTGCGGTTCCCGCGTTATAAGCCGTGAAGATTGAATTCGTCCCCAAGTCTTGAGCCGACTGAGAAGGGTTGTTAGGCGTGGTCTGGAGCCGGTAACCGGAACCGCTCACCGTGCTAATCCAAACCCGGAAATGCTCGCAACCGCCAACGCTGGGAGGAGTGTCAACCTGTATCCGCCCGTTGGCTCCAACAACAACCGCAGTTTGAGCCGAAAGAGCAGAGTCATGGTTGCCGTCTGCGTTGAAGTAGGATATGCAGACGTAATAGGTATTTGCGGGAATCGTTCCGCCTCCGGCCAAAGCCGCAACGGTAGGAGCCGCCGGAGCAGGCATGAGACCGCTCACAAGGTCTGTGTATACGTGAGTTGGCGCGTCTTGCTGGGAAGCGTCAACGCCTCCATATATGGCGTCAAAACCGGAGCCGTTGTTAGCTGAGTTCCCGGTTGCCCGATCTTCCCATTGAGTCGAAGGTGAGACTGCCATGCCTTTACCCGTTCCGTTTCCTTAAACGTTGAGCCTGCCGCAAACCGTCATCC